CACCCCCCTCCCAACCCCGGGGGGGGGGGGGGCGTTGGCAACCCCATAGCCGAACGAATTTCCTGCTGTTTGCGGGAACTCGTTAAACGGCCGGCGCCACGCACTGGACAGAGCGCGACAGCCGGCCGACCCGGCACGGTAGCCCACCCCGGTCTACCCAGATGGGGGAAGCAGCCGGGCCGGCGGTCGGCGTACCTTGGCCCGTGAACCCCGCCCTTGTGGCGGCGGGGAAACTGGACAAAGGAGAACTTTCGATGGCCCGCTTCGCTGTGCTCGCCCTGCTCTGCCTTGCCGTCGCGACAGGCGTGACCGCCGTCGCGTCGGCAGCGCCGCTGCCGACCTACTGGCTGCCCGAACAGGTCGAGGCGTCATTCCAGGAGAGCGATCTACATGTGAGGGGCAAGACGTTTCCGATCCTGAACATCACCTGCGGGGGCGAGGGCCGCCCCGGCCCGCAGCGTCGCGGGGAATGGGGAATCAAGTCGCCGACCTTCCACATCTTCACGTGCATGACGACCGTGAAAGGGATGCCGGCGCTCGAGCTGATCCATGTCGAGACACGCTCGATCGGATGGCACTGGGAGGCGATCTAGGCGCGGCCGTTGCGGCGGCCTTCGAGGCGCGCGACGCGCTCGGATAGCCGCCACAGCTGGCGGGCCATCCAGACGTTGAGGGCCAGCAGCAGCACGAGCAGGCTGACGGCCGCCTCGGTCATCCGGGCTCGGTGACACGGACGAACACGGTGCCCTGCCCGTTCACGTCGCGGCTGCGGCGCATGACTTCGCCGCCGTTCGAGTTGTCGCTCGTCGAGGTGTTGCCTTCGATCGCCTGGAACGTCGTCGATGACGTCCACTTCTCGAACAGGCCGACGTGGTCATGCTCACCGTCCCGTGACCAGTCGTAACAGACGAGGTCGCCGGGCAGCGGCGTCCCGGTGACCGAGAGGCCGTAGCGGCCGCCTCGGGCGTCCGAGACGATGTACGGGACGTAGGCGTACCTCGAGCCCTTCACGAACGACGGCGAGTCGCCGCAGGTCTCGTACGCCCAGGTGCAGAACATGGCGCACCAGGGGCCGACCATGCCGTACCAGTCGGTGTACTTCACGACGTTCGACCCGGCGGGGTTCTCCTTCACGCCGAGCTGCGACATCGCCTGCTCGAGCGCGAGCTCGCGGAGCGGCGTGTCGAACCCCTCGGGCGGATGCGCCTGCTCTAACGCGGCGGCGGTCAGGTTGACGCAGACGCTGTCCCATGCGGGCTCGCCGGCGTGGGTGCGGCCCTGCTGGATCAGCACCGAGCGTAGGAAGTTGAACGTGCGCTCGCCGACGAACCCTGTCGGGTCCAACGTGCCCGACCACGCCTGGACGGCGCGCAGCCCGGCCTTGGAGGGGTTGCCGTCGACGCCGTAGGCAAAGCCGTTCGAGTACGAGTCGTCCCATGAGGGGGGATCCCACGGCCACGCGCCGAGATGCGCGCAGGCGCGTTTGACGGCGACCACGAAGTCTGAGTCCTTCGACGGCTTGTGGCCGGGGGCGGCGTCCGGGGGGTACAGCGGTGTGCCGGGCCATTTCCCTGGTTCCATTGGGTGGCCGCGCGGCGGTGCGCTGTTCCAGCTCATGCGGCGGCGAGCGCCTGGCCGACGGTGGCGGCGCAGCCGGCGCTGCAGTAGACGTACTGCCTGACCGGCACCTCGGCCCCGTAGATGTCGGCGGTGATGAACGTCCAGCCGGCCCGGTCGTTCTTCTTCAGGTCGTTGCCGGGGCAGGCCGGGTTGTCGCACACGATCGCGACGGTGTGTTTCTCGGCGACGGGCATCCTCTCGCTCCTCTCCTAGTTCGGCACCTTGAGCACGCGGAAGCCTGCACCGGCGGAGTCGATGGCGCCGTTCTGGACCTGGCGCTCGCCGCCGATGTCGGCGCTGTCGAGCCACAGGCCGGTGGCGGCGCCGCCCGACGGGCCTTTGCTGATGTGGAAGTGTCCGCTCGCGGTCAGCACGCCCGGGCCGGTGCGGCTGATGTTGACGCTGGCGGCGTTGTCGAAGTAGATCGCGCCGGCGGCGACGTTGTTGCCGACGTACAGGTTCGTGCCGGCGACGAGCGCGGTGTCGGTCTTCACGAAGCCGGCGCCGGGGCCACGGTAGAGGTTCGTGTCGAGCGCCGAGCCGGCGCCGGCGCCCCACTGCAGCTTGCCGTCGCCGTTGATCTGGAACGCCGGCTGCGCGTCCCCACTGGCGAGCTTGACGGCGACGAGGCGGGCGGTGGCGGCGGCGACGGCGTCCCGGTCAACCTTGGCCGGGGTGACGTCGACGCGGATGACGCCGGCGCCCTGGTCGGTGACGGCGAGGTCGGTGCCGAACCGGATCGTGTTCGCGACGCCGCCCATCAGACGTCGTCCCAGGTGATGCCGGTGCCGATCGTGACACCCTCGAACGACGTGTAGATCGAGATGCCGCCACCGTCTGTTTTCGTCGACGCCGACGGCGGCGCCGACGGCGAGGTCGACGTGACCGCATAGGGGCCGCCCGTCTTGTACCTGACCGTCTGGGTGCCGATGTTCGCCATCTAGTTGGTGTCCCAGGGGCCGGTGACGTCGATGCAGTAGACGGCAGCGTTGCCTGTCGTCTTGAACAGCAGGAACGTCCTTCCGGCATAGGGGCCGGTGCCGGTGACGGTGTCCTGGTCTCCGAACGCCGCGGCGGCGTGAAGCCAGTGCATGAAGCCGCGCACTTGGCCCCTAATCGTCGTTCCCACCCCTCCCGCTGATCCTTCGGTGACAATCACGGGGGCGATCCACACCCGCCCGTCGGCCGGGTTCGGAAGGGACATCGCTCCGACCAGGGTCGCAGACCCGCCACCAGCCTTGGCCGTATCTCCAGCGAACCCGCAGGTGACCGCAGCTCCGAGACCGGTGTAGGTTCGGGCGATGTAATGCCCGGCGATGTTCGCGAACGAGCTCATCTTGTCGGCCTGTTCGAGGGTGAGCGTCGACGAGTTTTCGGTGGTTCGCCCCACGATGAGAGTGCGGTAGCCGTCCGTTCCGGTGAGGTAGCTGTAGAAGTCGCCGAAGCTGAAGCAGTACCAGCAGCCCGCCGTGTCGCCCGCCTGGTTGAGCAGGTAGAAGCTGCGGTCGTCCGCGATGAGAGTCCACGCCCTGGTTGTGCCGGACGCGGCCGCTGACTTGCGGATGATGATCCCGGCGGTCTGCTGCGCGACGGTCGGGAACGGGCCTGTGCCGGTCGCGACCGCTGTCATCGCCTCGTACCCGCGGACCCGTGCCTCGTTCGCGACGGTGGGGGTGTTGTCGTTCACGTCGAGGCACATGCTGTTCCCGCCGCCCTGCCGGAACACCGCCGCGGCCGTGCCGGTGTACGGCTTCGTCCAGCCGGCCGCCGCCTTCGTCCCGTAGCCGGCGACGAGGCATTTGTCGAGCAGGTTCACGAGCGATCCGGCGGTGCCGTCGAGCACCGGCGCGGACCCGTCGGTTGAGCGGTACACGGTGACCGGCATCAGGCGGCCTGCCCTTCGAGCTCGACGGTGTACGGGCCCGTGGTGGACGGGAACCCGGGGAAGGTGATCCTCAAGAGCTGCCCGGAGTCGACCGAGCCGAGCGCCGCGGTGTTCTCGTGCTCGTTGCTGCCGGCCGGGATCGTGACGGTCGTGATCAGCGTCGGCACGAACGCGCCGCCGGGCGACTTGTCGATCGTCACGTCGATCGCGGCGGCGCCGGCGGCTTCGACGCGGGCGTAGGCGCGGGCGAGGGTGAACGTGACGGTGGCCCCGTCGATGTGGGGGACACGCCACACCGGCCCGTACGACGGGACGGAGGGGACGTTTCCGTACCAGGAGGCGAGCATCACCAGGGTGCCGCCGACACCGTCCGCGCCGGCTGCGCCCGTGGGGCCGGCGGGGCCGGTCGCGCCGGTCGGGCCTGCGGGGCCGGTGGCGCCTGGCGCCCCGGCCGATCCTGTCGCGCCCGCCGATCCTGTCGCGCCTGCGGGGCCGGTCGGCCCGGCGGGCCCGGTCGGGCCTGCAGGGCCGGTGGCGCCCGGGGCGCCGTCTGCGCCGGCGGGCCCGGTCGGGCCGGGCGGCCCTTCCGGCCCGACGGTGCCGCCGCCGCCGCCGGCCGAAACGACGGTGATCACACCTTCGCCCTCATCGGTGACGGTGAGCCCCGTGCCGAACCGGATCTTCGAGAACCTGCCGTCGCTCATGGCGTCAGCTCGAGGGTCGCGGCGAGGCTGCCGGCCGCGTGCAGCGGCACAGACGTGAACGTCATCCGGAACGTGAGCTCCGCGCCGGCGGGGTCGACGTCGAAGACGTAGGTGCCCGCCGTGAAGTAGCTGAGTGACGCGCCGCCCGGTGTGAACGGCGCCGGGTTGCCTGCGAAAGCGTTCAGCGACAGTGCGCCCCCGCCGTCGAGCGTGGCGATCGTCAGTGTTGCGTGCAGCACCGGCGGCGGGTGGCAGTAGACCCGGGGCAGGTTCGACGAGTTGCCCTCGTCGACCGTCACGTAGGGCGAGTCGCTGGTGACGGTGAACCCGAACGTCGGGCCGACACCGCTGCTCGGCGACGGTGTCGCCGTGATGTCCATCGCGAACACGGGTGGCGGTGTCGGGTCGCCTTCCCACGCGATGCGCACGACGTCGGCGCCGCCGTGCTCGTGGTCGCGGCTGTGGATGATCGGCTTCGGTGTTCTCACGCGGTCGGGAACGGGTTGGTGTCGAAGTACGCGGCGGGGGACAGGTCGAGCGTGACGGTGACATCGTCATGGTCGGGGTTCAGAGGCCTGCTGGTCTCGTGGACGCCTTCGACGTAGAACGGCTCGGCGGCGAAGCCGCCGCCGCCGGGTGAGGTGACGGTGAGGTCGATCCGGTCGGAGATGTCGACCCTGGTCAGCAGCTGCCATGTGATCGAGGCGCCCGGGGCGCCGGGCCGGATCGACCGGAACCCGACCTGGTCGGCCCGGTTCCTCGGCTGCGCGTAGTTGTCGACGTAGTACTGCGCGAACCGTCGGGTCTCCTCGAGCGCGGTCGAGCTGTCGAGCAGCCCTTCCTTGGTGAGCAGGTTCGGTGCTGACCATGACCGTGAGCCGTACCTGCCGATCGATGTGAAGTCCTGCACGAGCTGCCCGGGCGTGTCCTCGTCGGCGATGTTCAGCGGTGTCGCGAGCGCGGAGTTGATGATCTTCGATACGCCCTGGTTGAACCCGAAGCGGCGCAGCTGCGCGACGGCGCCGAGGTCGGCATGCACGGCGGCGCCGTCGCCGGCGTGCCAGTGATGCCAGTCCCACGCGCCCGGCGACGCGCCCGCGGCGACACCGGCCGGGTCGAACTTCGCGAGGCGGCCGTGGAACACGAGCCGGCCGAGCCGGTCGGTGTAGACGTTCGACACGCCGGGGAACTCGGCGTCGGCGGCCTCCTGGATCGCCACGAGCGGCGTCTCGGCGGCGCTGTAGACGGTCTGGCGGACACGGACGTTGCCGCTGAACACGACGGCGAACCCGGCGGGGACACCGGCGTCGGCGAGGATCGCCTGGATCCGCTCCTGCACGGTCTGCTCGCCGTAGACGATCTGGCCGGCGCTTTCGGGTGGCGGCAGCAGCCCGTAGTGGCCGCCCGGGATGTCGAAGTCGGCGCCGGGGATCATCTCGGCCGCCCCCAGGATCTCGAAGACGTCGGTGAGCTCGAGCTGCAGCCGGTTCACCTGCTGCGACGGGTCGAAGCTGTAGTTCCAGTCGGTGATCCAGCCGCGGAACCGTTGCTGCCACTCGTCGGCGACCGGGTTCCTGGCGCAGATCACGGCTTGGCGTAGCGGCTCGATCAGGCCGTAGTAGGGGCCGGCCGGGTTGGTGGGGTCGAGGGTGCCGTCGGTGTCGTTGATCTGCACGGTCGCGCGGGCGGCGTCGGTGCGGTCGAGCTCGTACTGGCGGCCCCGGTCGATCGTCGACGAGACGAGCCTCGAGGGGACGTCGTCGATGCGTGTCCAGGCGGCGTCCCAGTCGAGCGCCGCGTTGCCGAACGCGACCGAGAACCTGCCGGTGGGTGCGGCCACCCGGTTAGCCTCGCCGGGTTGACGGCTGCCCGCGGCTCATCTTCTGCAGCTGCTCCTGCAGCTGCCTCGGGTTCTGGACGCCGTTGATGTTCAGGTCGCCGTTGACGGTGACGAGGGTGCCGGCGGCGGAGTGGACGCCGGCGAGCGTGTCGATGTCGTAGCGGGCCACACCCGGGTTGCGCGCGGCGAGGACGCCGGCGGCCTGCGCGCCGGTCATGCCGCCCTGCTCGAGCTGGTAGGCCTGGCTGCGGATCGCGGTCGCCTGGTCCTGCGTCAGGTTCGCTTTGCCGGCGAATTGGGCCATCGGGTCGTGGACGAGGCCGATCTTCGCGGCGGCGTCGTAGGCGGTGGCGCCGAGACCCTGCATCGCCTTGTCCCAGCCGGGGATCTTCCGGATCATCGTCGAGAGCTCGTAGCCGGCGAGCGCGACGGCGCCGGCGAGGCCGACCTTGCCCATCGCGCCCGACATGCCTTTCGCGGAGCCGGCGGCGGTGTCGGTCTTGCCGGACAGCATCCCGAACTTGCCGGCGAGGTCGGCGACGTTGCCGGCGATCTTCGCGACCTTGAACGTCGCGTAGGCGGCGACGAGCAGCTCGACAGCGTGCTTGTTCCCACCCACAGCCTTCGACAGCAGGCCGAACGTGGTCGTGAGGACCTTCAGCGTCCCGGTGACCGCCTTCACGACGCCGTCGACGGTGTCGAGCATCGTCTTCTGGTTCTTCGACGACTCCAGCCACTTCGTCATGTGGTCGACGAGGTTGATGATCTTCGGGGCCAGCTTCTCAGCGATCGTGCCGCCCAGGTTCAGCAGCGTCTCCCGCAGGATGTTCAGCTTCCCCGGCAGCGTCTTCCCGGCCGCCGCCGCGGACCCGCCGAACTCCTTCCGCAGCTCCGCCAGGATGATCTTCTGGGCGCCCATCGTGTCGCCCGACTTCACGAGCGACGCGATCATCGCCTTCTGGTCGGCGGTGAACGACACGCCCACCCGGGACAGCGCGGTGATGCCTTTCACCGGGTCGTTCAGCGCCTTGCCGAGCTGGACGGCGGAGCTCTTCATGTCCTGGCCGAGCGCCACGCTCATGTCGAGCATCGTGGTGGTCGCCTGGCTGAACACGTCGTTGCCCTTGCCGGCCTCGTTGCGGACGTTCGTGAACGTGAGCAGCAGGTTCTCGCCGGACTTGATCGCCTCGTCGTCGACGCCGCTCTTCTTCATCAGCGAGCTGGAGAGGTCGTCGACCTGTTTCGCGGACACGCCCGCCGCCTTCCCGGTGCTCTTCAGCACGGCGGCGGTCTGCGCCGACACCTTCTGCGAGTCGGCCATCTCACCGAACGCGGCCTTCGCGGCGCCGCCGAGCGCGACGAGGCCGCCGCCGACGCCGAGCATCCCGATCGACTTGCCGAGCCCGCCGAAGATGCCCTTCGTCTTCTTGCCGGTCTGCTCGACACCCTTGCCGAACTTGTTCGCGTCCTTCGCCGACTTCTGAAACGCCTTCTCGAGGCTGCGCGAGTCGCCGAGGATCTCGACGGTGATCTGGCGGCTCACGGCTGCCGCCGGTGCAGCGCGTCGAAGAGGTCGGCGCAGTGCAGCATCTGGGCGGGGGTCAGCTCGCCGACCTCAGCCGGGGCGACTCCGAAGTATCCGAGGCGGGGCTCCCAGTAGGACTCGGGGGGCCGTCCCGGGTCTCCGAACTCGTCGGTGAACCGTCGCCAGAAGAGCTGCCGCTCGAGGTCGAGCTTAGGACTGGGGGGCCCGCAGCAGCGTCCTCCTCCTCGTCGGGGGTGATCTGAACGGCGACGTCGCCGTAGCCGGCGTCGTTCAGCTTCTCGAACACCGCCGGCGCGTCGGCCGGGTCGATGCGGCCGGCGCGGCGCAGCGCGATCACCGCGACGGCGCACCAGAACTCGGCGTCGCCGCCTACCAGTGCGTCACCGATCGTGGCCGGAAGAACCCCTGCGAACCGTTTGATCCAGCCGAACTCCCGGTTCGTGAGCTCCGCCTCGGCCAGGTCGATGTCGTAGCGGCCGTCGTAGGGCTGCACGTTCGTGAGCGTGATCCCGATCCTCATCGCTCGAGCCGGTCGCAGACGGTGTCGGTCGCCTTCTCGAACTCCTTCTCGACCCGCTGCTCGTTGTGCTGCATCGAGGGGAGCAGCGCCCGCCGCATCTGCAGCGCACCGAACTCCGGGTGCTGCCGGGTCGTCTTCCGGATCGACTGCTCGACGACGGCGACGCCGCGCTGCCGCACCCGGGTGCGGAACCCGGCCGCGGACCGGGCGGAGACCGGGGCGAGCATGGCGGCGGCGTCGACACGGACGATGTCACCGACCGGCCTGAACGTGTCACGGACGGCCCTCTTGGTGTCCTTGTCGGCTTTCGCGCAGGCACGCATGAAGTCCTGGTAGCCCTCGACGCGGAGGGTGCCGCCGGTCGCCGCCATGCGCTTTACGGGAGCGGCGTGTCGAAGAACTGCAGGCCGTCCTCGTCGGCCGCGTTGAACGTGACCGTGAACGTGTCCGCGTCGCCGCGGGTGCCGCCGGGCCCGTACGTGTACAGCTGCACGTTCCCGCGGAGCTCCGGGTTCGTCGCGGACGCCGGCGCGACCTGGTCGGGCCGCCACTTGAACGGCACGACCGAGCGGTCCTGGTGGATCGGGTACAGCGTCGAGTGGACTTCGCCGGTGCCGTAGGCGCCGTAGAACTCGACGGCGATCGACTGGTCGGTCGGCCCGGCCAGGTACTCGTTCGCGCCGGTCGCGGAGAACCCGGACACGTCGACGCGGGCGTGCTCGGACGTCAGCCGGACGTCACGGGCGAAGTTGGAGAGGTCGACGCTGTCGACCTCGACGAAGTCAGTGAGCGCGATCCGCTTAGGCATCGGCCTGCTCCTCCTCTGGTGGTTTGTCGCGTCGGATGACGCGGATCGAGCCGCGCGCCTTCGCGCGCGCCTCCTGGGCCGGGTCGAGGTCAGCCTCGAACTCCTCGCCGGGCTGATGCCCGGCGAACGCGACCGGCCCGGTGACCTTGTAGACGGTCATGTGAACACCCTCACCCGCCACTCGCACCCGACGAGCCGGCCGCCGGCGCCGGCGTCCTCCATGTACTCGGTGAACCCGGACACGCCCTCGGCGACGACCGCGACGGCCTGCGCGGCGCCGCCCAGTGTCTGGTCGGCCTCGAGGTGAGCCTGCACCGACTCGGGCCCGTGCGGGTCGAGCATCCGGTACAGCCCCTGCTGCCCGGCCACGCTGTCAGCGAACGTGGTCCGTGCCCGCACAGTGAAGTAGACGGTCGCGTCGTCACGGCCGAGGCTGTCCTGGAACGGGGTGGCCGGGTAGATGTCCAGGGCGGGCGGTGTCGGGTTGCCGTTCAGATACGCGGTGATCTGCAGCCCGTCGATCGTGTCGGTGAGCGGCTGCAGCGCGGCGGCCATCGCCTCGACGATGCCGACCAGGCTCACGCGACACCGAACGCTTCCTTCAGCGGCAGCAGCGTGTTCGCGTGGCGGCGCCAGCTGTTACGGGACGTGTGCGACCCGCCGCTGCCGCCGCCGAGGTCGATCACACCGAACGGCGACTGCTCCGCCTTCCAGTGGTCGACGGCCCGCTCCAGGTTCACCTCGACGACCAGGTCCGGGTACGGCGCCGTGTACGGCACGGCGAGCTGGAGGTATGAGTCGATCTCGGCGGCTGCCGCCTCGAGCACCCGGTCGAGCGCGACGAGCTGCGCCGCCGACGGGCTGCCCAGCTGCAGGATGCGGGCGAGCTCGTCGGCGGTCGCGTAGGCCATCGGTTCCTACTCCTCGTCGTCGTCGTTGTCGGCGTCGTCGTCGGTCTTCTTCTTCGAGCTCTTCTTCGTCTGCGGGTCGGGGTTGCCGCCGCCGCCGGCGCCTTCCTGCCACGGCGGCGAGGCGTCCTCCCGCACGGTCTGCTGGTTCGGCGCGTCCCACACCGTCCCGCCGGTGTCGCTCATGTGACGGTGACCTTGATCACGCCGGTCGCCTCGAGGATCAGCGACGTGAAGTAGCCGGCGTAGGCGACCTGCACGCCCAGCACGCTGGGCTCGACGACCTGCAGCGACCCGATGCGGTCCTCGTACACCTCGGCGGCGGCGGTCGACAGCACCAGCAGCGACTTGGCGGCGGCGAACCCGGTCGACACGATCACGGGGACACCGGAGATGTAGCCGGCGATGCCCTGCCCGAACGCCCCGGCCATGAACCCTTCGCCCTGCTGGTTCATCGGGTTGACCGGCTGGAACAGCGGCCCCAGGATGCCGAGCACGTCGGGGGAGCAGACGGCGATCTTCGCGCCCTGCCCCTTCGTGGCCGCGTACACGGACCCTGCCGCGGTCCACAGCGCCGCCGCGACCGCGTTGCCGTCGGGGGTGGCGGGGATCGTCGGGCCGGCGGTGCCGCCCGCGACGAGCGCGGCACAGGCGGCCTTCTCGGTCTGGATCGCGTACTGCGCCGCCAGGTCCGAAATGACGATGTCCATCGCCTGCGGCTGCGACCAGTCGATGTCCTGCCGGCTGACGTTGACGTAGCCGCCGTACGTCGCCGGGGTCACTGCGAGCTTCGTGATCGTCATCTTCTGCGACGTCAGCTCGGCCTTCTCCGCCGACTGCACACCGACGGTGGTGTGCTGCGTGACCTTGGGCCGCGACCAGGTGCCGGACGGCAGCTGCCGCGGGCCGAGAGCACCGACGAGCGGCCTCGCCTCGTCGACGAAGCTGACGACGGGGCCGACGATCGGCGTCGGGATCAGCCCGGGGTTGTCCGCCGTCGTCTGATGGGACGCGGCGCGGTTGTACAGGTCGAGCCGCTTGACGGCCTCCTCCGCACCCAGGCACGCCTTCCAGTAGTCGAGGATGTAGTGGCCGGCGGAGCGGTACTCGACCTCCTGCGGCCTGTCGGTGCCCTTCTCACCCATGAACCGTGAGATGTCGGCGAGCATCTGCGCGGACTCGCCGGAGATGCGGCGGGACTCCTTCATCGGGCCGAGCTGCTCGTTCAGCTTCTGCAGCCGGTCGCGGGAGCGGGTGAACAGCTCCATCTCGTTGTCGGTGAGGTCGCGGCCTTCGTTCTCGGCCGCCTCGAGCAGCGTGTCCTGGAAGCCTTGCTGCTCGGCGACCTCGGCCGCCATGCGGGCGAGCATCTGGTCTGAGGTACGCATGCGGGTGCGCCTTTCTGGTTGCGAAACGATTGACGGTTCCGCCCGGGCGTCACATCCCCCGCAACAGCCGGCCCACCCAGTGGTCTACAACGGCTGGTAGTTCAGCGACTCAGCCGAGCATACTCGTCCTGCAGCCGGATGGCACGCACCTGGTCGAGGTTCGGCGTCGCGACCACGATGCCCGCCGGGGCCTCCGCGGCGGCCTGTGAGCGGACTGACAGAACGCGGGCGCCGGCGTAGGCAGGGTCGGGTGTCATCGCGATATGGCCGAGCCAGACCTTGTCGAGGTGCCGCATGCTGCGGCCTTCCCACCGTTCGCCGTCGGGCATCGGCAGGAACCCCGCGGACGCATCCAGGATCTCCTCCGACGCGAGCGTCAACGTCTCGTCGCCGAGGTCGGTCGCCGCGATGCGGAGCTCCGCCACCAGGCCTTCCTCACGGGAGGGGTGCAGCGCGACGGCGCGGCCGACGACACGGGTGGTGTCGTGGTCACGGTTCACCTTGATCCGGTTCGCGCGGCGTTCGATGCCGTCGAACGCGCCGGCGTGGACGACCTCCCGGATCATGCGGCCGTGGTACTCGGCGACGGTCTCCTGCTCGTACGGCATCACGACGAGCTCGATCGTGCGGTTCGGGAACGACGTCCCGACGACGGTCGCAGCCCTGAACTCGAGCTGCCCTTCGGGTCTTTCGGTCATCTCGGCACCTCGCTTGCCAGGTCGGTGGATGTGTCGGCGTCGAGCCGCTCCTGCTCCCGGATCTCCTCGACGGTCAGCGCCGGCTGACCGGTCGCCGGGTCGACCAGGCTGTTCAGGATCTGCGCGGTCTGCGCGCGCTCGAGCGGGCCGGGCTGGACGTACTCGTCCCGGTTCACCTCGACCCGGGTGCCGCGCGGCAGCAGCCAGCCACTGAGGGCGGACATGACGGTCTGCGCCTTCGGCCTGAGGCCGGCGCGCCAGTGGTAGTCGAAGATCGCGGACACGTTCGCGTACGTCATCGAGTCGCCACCCGACGGGAGCCCGACGAGGAACGGCGGCACGCCGAGCATCACCGCGATCCGCGACTCGTTCCACTGGCTGAGGTCGAGCAGCGCCATGTCGGACGGGTTCACCTGTGTCGGCTTCCACGTCACGCCGCCCGACAGCACGGCCGGCTCGCCGATCGACGACTGCCTCGCCGCGACCCAGTTCGCCTTCAACGTGGCGGACTGGTCGGGGGTGAGCTCCCCCGCCTCGGCCGGGTACTCGAGGATCGACGGCGGCACGCCGCCGTTCGCGGCCAGCGACGTGGCGTACTGGGCGAGGATCTGCGCCGCGACGAGCCTGCCGGCGCCGGCCTCGAGCGGCCCGTGGCCGTGCAGATCCCACGTCGTCGACTGGTAGCGGATGTGCAGGATCCGGTCGGTGACGTCGGCGCCGCCGATCATGTAGGCGCGGCGGCCGGCGTTCAGCGACACGTTCACGAACCACGGCGGCACGACATGGAACCGGGCGGGCCAGCCGGTCGCGTAGAACGCGGTCGGCAGCACGAACGCCTCGCCGAGCTGGAAGTCCCAGAACAGCTGCTTCGCGAACTCCTCCCATGACGTGTAGACGTCCGGGTCGGGGTTCGTGAGCCAGTCCGCGTTCAGCGACGGGGCGGCGCCGATCAGGTACGGCGGCATCGACGACATCACCGAGCTGTTCAGGTCGAGGCACGCCCACGCGGTGTCGGTCAGCTTCTGGGTTGAGGCGCCGCCCCACTGGATGTCCCATCCGGCCGGCCACCCGGCCCATGCCTGCGGCGACGGCCTCGGGAACCGGGGCGGCGCCGGCGGCGAAGGCTCCAAGACGCCGACTCCGTGCGGGTCACCCGGGACTGCGGAGGGCGGGCCGACGGTCGCTGGTGGGACCGACGCCGGATCGTTGCTGTTCGGGATCGACGGGTCGGGAGGCCGGATCGCACGGGTGAAAAGCCCCACCGTGCAGCGACTTTACGCGACAGCCGGGACAGGCGCAGGCTTGTGAGCCGCCGCGAGCGCCCAGACGGCCGCGCGGATCAGGTGCGTCGGGCCGCGCTGCACCAGGAACAGCCCGGTCGGCGCCTCCCGGACATGGGCGACCTGGAGGGCGTTGTCGAGGTCGTAGGTGGTCTCGTCATGCACGACCTGCGCGTTCACGGCGAGGTCTCTGAGCAGCGCGAGGCCGACACGGGTCTGGGTGCCGCCCGCGCTCGTCGGTGCCGGCGACGTGCCGGCCGGGATCCGGTCGAGCAGCGAGGCGCCGACGAGCAGCTGCCGGATCGGCCGGATCTGGCCGAGCGCCTGCAGCTCACCGATGGCGGCGTCCCAGTCACGGCACAGCCACCCGTCGACCTCCAACCGGCCGTCGTCCAACCTGCCGACGGCCGCGATGGCGGCGCCGTAGCCGAAGTCATCCTCCAACCCGACCCACAACGGGCCCGACGACCACACCCCCGGGATCGCCCGGTCCGCCCACAGCCCGGCCGGCAGCAGCGGCTCGGTCTTGCCGTCGGGGACGGCGAGCTTGCGCGGCCACTGGTTCAGCCACTGCGCCTTGAACGACTCGATCGGGTCGGGCTCCTCCGGATCGTCGAGCTTCCCTTCGCGGGCGAGCTCGAGCTGCTTCCCGATCGTGTGCTGCCGCCGGGCCGACCAGTGCGGGGATGCCGCGCGCCAGCCGGCCAGGTCGTCGAGCTCGGCGGCGCGCGGCGCCGACCATTCGATCAGCAGCTCCCCGTCGCCGACCTCGAGCCCTTCGATCGCGAGCTGCCGCCGGCCGAGCATCAAGGTGGTCGCGCGCCGGTGGGCGGTCGAGACGAGCAGCAGCTGCGGCTGAACCCGCTCGACCATCGTCGGCTCGAGGCCTTCCTCGATCGACGAGGCGGCGACCTTCCAGGCTTCGTCGGCGGCGGCGAGCGACACGCTGTAGCCGTAGACGGCCTCCTTCGCGCGCAGCATCCACCGCGAGCCGTCCGCGACGAGCTCGATCTCCTCCTGCCCGTTCACCTCCCGCACCTTGAACGTCGCGTCGCGGGCCTTCGCCCACACCCGGGCGGGGCGCTGGACTTCCTTGCAGACGGCGAGGTCCTTGCCGGTGTGCAGCACGTCCTGCGGCTCACCGAACCGTTCGCCCTGATGGATCCTCCACAAGCACAGCTCGCGGAGCAGCCATGACTTGCCGCACTGCCGCGCCATCGTCAGCAGGATCGTCTCCCAGACGAGCTCGCCCGCCTGGTCGACCTCGAGGATCCGGGCGGCGGCGAGCCGCTGCCACCACCGGAGCGGCCGCCCGGAGCGCCGCTCCGCCCACCGGACGAACTCGACGCCGAGCGACCCGACCGCGCGGTGATGCGGCACCGTCATCAGCCGCGGCCACGTCGCATCCGCCGGCGGCCGCCGCAGCCCCTCGAGCCACGGAACCCGGAACCGGCGGTCAGACCACGGCAGCCCGTCCCGCTCCGGCAGCTCCTCCGCCTCGACCGGCGGCAACGCCACGTCGGGCCGCCACCGGCCCTGCTGCACCAGATGGCCGCCCTCCCGGTTGCAGTCCGCACACGACGGGATCAGATGGCAGCACCGCGACCCCTCCACGTGAACATGCATCGCGAGCGGCGGATGATGGTCGAGCGTGTTCGCCGGCCGCCGCTTGCAATGCGCACACAGAACCGGCGGATCCAGCAGCTGCCGGCGGATCCGCTCATACCTCGCCCCGTACGCGACACCCCTAGGCGACATCAGCCGAAGGGGGGAAAAGCGAGAAGGGG